TTAAAATAGTCTTAACTTTTACAGCGGGATAGCGGTCTATAACATCAACTACATAAACGCCCCCTACAACTTGAAATTGTCCGTAATCTACCAACGGATATAAATAGTCTAATGTACCGTCAACCGCTGCATCAACCACCGCTTTTGTTAATGTGTGTTCAATGGCAGGAATTGACAGGCTGTTTACCTTTGTGGTTTTAGTCTGGTCAATCCAGTTAAAATTATTTGAAAGGAACTGCGCTTTTATTACTCCGAAACTTTTATTATCAACTCCCAGAATTTGGAGTTTCCCTTTAATCTGTACTAAATCAGTTTCCAAATAGGCATCATAAATTTGTTCAGCATTGACCGCATAATCTGAAACGAATCCTAACAACTCACTATTACCATTTACAGGCAATTGTAGTAACTGGGTCTTAGTCGATTTTGTTTTCTCTGGCTGTCGGCTGTCAGTTATACTTATATTTAGTTTTGGGTTCTGGTTTAATAGCACCAACTCACCCGCATCAATTCGTAATTTTGTCATCTGTTCGTAGTGTTAATATTGGCTTTTCCAGTCCTTGAATCGGGTATAAGATTATTGTTTAAAAATAATTGCGTTATCAGTGTCGATAGTTATTTTTCTGCTCGTTAATATCTCACTCAACCAATCCAATGTGTCGGGGTCGCTAAACTTCCCTATCACTTTTTTTGTCTGGGTGTTTTTAACTTGTGCTGTGTTCCATTCTGTATTTTGATAACTCTGGGCTTTAACCGCCTGTTTGTTTTCATACTCTGGAAAAAGTATATGCGTCAAATCCACCTAATAAGTTTTCCATTCCACCCTCGCCCCGTTCAAACATTTTAACCGCTGTGATATTGTTATGGTTTCGCTCATTGCTGCGCCTGCGGGTGTGGTGTCAACTATTAAAATTTCTATTGTTTCTGCTGTTACAGGAAATAAAGTGCCGTCAATTAACACTATCCCCCTGTTGTTATTAATTGTAAGTGTGGCGGTGTCTGTCGGTCCAGTTGTTGAACCATTATAATTGTTAAGTGTATATCTTACCTGTACTGATGCTGCTTCCGTTAAGAATGCTAATTGGCAAACTTCGTCTACGTGTTTTTCGGGGTCTTTTTTAACCGTAGAAATTCGCCAGGAGTGGCAACCGAACAAACATAATCCGCAAATAGCTGCGCCCGTTCAAAGCCATATTAAAACCTATTATTGCATCGCCTCCAATTGTGCTAACAGAAACTGCTGTGTCTGAATAGCTATTGCCAAATATATCAGTCCAGAAATCTTGAAAAGTTAGCGTATAAACAATAGCACTCCCCGCAGTCGCAGGGCTTTGTAATGTTATCCCCGCTGTGTTTACCTTGTCATAAGTAACTAATCCCTGCAATATCTTTGCTATGTCAACTAAAAAAGTTCCTGAAAGGGGCTTTATGTCTTTAACCGCTTTCACTACTGCCGACTCCAATACAGAAACTTGAACAAATATATTTCTATTATTTAATGCCAACGCTCCCGCTACTGGGGCGGCATAACTCGCATCCCATAATAAATTCGTAACAAAAGAAACGGTTGTTGCAATTGAGGTTACTACCAAATCAGTATTCATTGCATCTACTGAAAAGCCTGTTGCCTCCAATACATCGTCAACCACATATGCGTGGGTTACAGTAAATTTACAATATGCGGGACTTCCCCCGTCTGATGTTGCCGATACTCCGCCATGTACTTCCGCCCCTGTCCTGTCCGATGTAACCTCATATTCTACTGGGTTAAATACTGGGTGATTCGCTGATGGGTTGTCTATTACTGTTACGCTCATTTTATTGTATGTTTAACGTCCTCAATTAAATTTTTAATGGCAGCCTCCAACATTGTTTTGTCGTACTGCTCAATCATTATGGGTAAATTGTTAGCCTGCTTCAATGTTTCTTTTACGAACCGTTGCCGCCTTGCTGCTATCCGTCTGCTCCCCCTTGTAGGGATACCCTCTTTATATATTTTTTCCTGTATGGCAAACGCCATGCCCTTAACTTGCTCGCCCGATGCTATGCCTTTAATCCTAATCCATTCTATTAATGCTTGTATAGGAACTCGCCTTGCTCCGACCGCTCTGCCAGTATCTACCCATTCCCCGTAATTTTCCATACGACCCTCAATATAAATTATATCTCCTGCCTTTCTGTCCTTTACAGTAAATGTGTCAATTAGCTTTCCTGTCGCCCTATGCTTTTGGGCTAACAGTTCCGCTTTGGCTATTTGCTCTAAGTATTTGTTTATCTGGTTTAGGTTCATTTATTTTTTTTATTATCGCCCGCCTTTCGTGTCGGGTTAATTGGCTTTTAAACTTCATGCACTCCTTATGTGCATAAATCCCTTTAGTGGCTTTCTCACCCTCTATTACTTTTCCGCATACTATACAATCCATTAGCAATATAATGTTATGTTAACTGTTATTTCAATTACCCTTACTTCCTGTATTACCATTCCGAAATCATGTAGCAAAATGGGAGTATCACCTAATATTTTTACACTTCCTGTTAAATTGGTTTTAAGTGTTTCAAAGTATCCTATGGCTGTGTCCCATGCTGTTAATCTACTCGAGTTCTTTACATAGATAAATATTTTCTGCTCAAATGTGCTTTGTGAATTTCGGGTCAATAACCAATTGAGCGGATATACTCTTAATAATGGAAAGTCCCTGTTTTGATTTACCTCGTCATTGTACCCGAAAAGGTAATCTATTTCTGTTGCGGTAGAAAGTGCTGTGCTGTATTCTGTTATTGTCATAGTTGCAAATTTAGGTTATTTGTCGGGCTTTGTCAACCCCTCTTTTATTATTTAGCACTTCCAGAAAGGAATAAATGTTGTCCTTTAGCGTGTCTTTGTAGTCTTTATAGTAATCCGATACCTCCAAAATAAAAATAAAAAATACCTAATTTAACTCCACCTTTCCGCTGCCTCCAAATATATGCTCGTAGTCCCTTGCAACCTTTTGCACGAAAGTATCAAACAAAAAAAAACCTACCCAATGATTATCCATTGTTAGTTGCTTAAATTCCTCCGCTCGCTGTATGGCTACCTTTTCAGTAAAAGGCTCGCCCTGCGCCTTGCAAATACGGCTGTTAGCCCTGCTAATCCCTGCTCACTCATTACCTTTGTTTGTATGGCGGACCGTAAACCCATACCCTCAATAAATGTTGCAGCCGTTTCGTTGGCAAATGGCTTGCTGTCATTCAATACAGTTTCCTCTACTGGCATATAATATTTCTTGCCCTTAAACTTAAAATGTTTTATGCAGCGTAATTCGTATGAGTGTGGGTACATATTATACAATCCTACAACTATTTTTTCTATGTGTTTGAAGTAGAAATCTGTTAACTTATGCTCGGCATATTCTAATATAATCGGAGGTGCATCTGTCAGCACTGCAATAACCTTTTTAAAGTACTCGATGTTATCCGCTGCTTTCACTTGCTTAACTGCTGTGTCGAATTGCTCTTGTGTTTTGGAGTCGTAAACCGCTGTCAATGTTTTGGGCTTTTCTATTGCATTAACCTCCATTGCCATTGCTAAAGTAATTTCGCTCCATTCTGTCCTGACCAGATATTTGGTTTTGTTTACAAGTATTATCATTACTCACAGTTTTTTAGTTGTTCGGTAAATAGTTTTTCCTGATCGTGATAATAAGTCATAAACTCCGTGAACTCCTCCGCTGTTTTATTACCATGGTGAACTTCGTAAATAAAAACGTTGTATTCATCGCATAGGTGTATCTGGTTAACCTTTACCATTTCGCATGAAATCTTTGTTTCCTCTTTTGCGCAACTCATAAATAATGCTAATACTACTAAAATTAATAAGTGTTTCATAGTTATATGATTTTAAATATACTTCTGTTATTTCCGTAATAAAATATCCGCCCGCATCTATCGGGTGATCTAATCCTGTCGTTTTGTCTGGCTCTCCATTCTTATATGATTGTTTTTCCAAACACTCCGTATATTCTGGGCAATTATTACTATTAACATAGTAAGTTATCTCACCTGTCTTTGGGTTTTTTGAAAGCTGAGTTCATCGCATTAACTCTGTCCCTTACAGGTGGGTTTGAACTTTGATGTCGTACTGTAAAACCTGAATTTCTTAACAGGTCGATGTCAGATTTACCCGATGTTTTTCTATTCTTACCGCTTGCATCTGGATAAATAACCATTTTGTTTTTGTACTTGCTTTTCAAAAAGGGTAATCATTTGCTCAGTATCATAAACATTAACCAATTCTGCAACTGCGATTTTTATATTCCCGTCAATAACATGAATAATCGATGCCATTTTAGTTATATTAAAGTCCATACCTATATGTAATATGTCGTTAGGCTGTACAACCCTATCGGAGTGATGTGTACCACGATTATAATTTTTATATACTGTTCCATCTGTAAGGTTAACAAATTCACCATGTAGGTAGGCTCTTAGTTGTTCCTGATCGTATTGTTCCATTAACCCCTGGATATACCCTTCACCCAAATTTGCCCTTATTATCGAGCGTGTCTAATTGAAACAGTATTTTATTATCGTTTGCTTTTTTGACAAAGAAATTATACATATAACTAAATCCCTCTGGTGTTGACACAAAGTCCATTTTGTTGGGAGTATTCTTTTTGAATGAATTTCTGGAACTTATCCGCTTCATTGCAGGCACTTGCTTATTGGTGTGAACAACGTCCACTTCATCAACTATTGAGTACCCTACTGAATAACTTACTATCCTATCGGGCGTGTCCATTGATCGCATCCATATTTCACCGTATGGAGTTATTAATTTACTTTCTTTTTTGTTGTGGTGAACTGATATATTAATACTGTCGAATAACTCTTTCATTGTGGGTGCGAGCATATCGTCAATTAATCCGTAGGTAGGCAAGTAATATGCTATCGGTACATTTGGGCTTTGGAGTAGTTCTGTTATCGCTTTAATCTTTGCAGAAAGTGATTTGCCAGACTGGTAACCTCCTACTATTCCTGAGTGTAATTTTTTAGACTTAATAAAAGCCTGTTGATCTGGTCTTAATCTACTAAGGTTTAATTTACCTTTAGAATCTATGTAGATTATGTTATTCATCAAATGTGATTCCTGTTATTACCCTTTCTGTAACATTTGCATCTAATTGAGTACTTTGCATTCTAGGCTTAAAATAGTTTAATAATTTACCAAACTGATCTAAATATTCATCATCTGGTAAATCATTTAATATATCCATTGCTCGTTTTGCTCCTGCATCGGTTAAGAAGTCGCCTAACTGCTCCCATTGTTTAGTTTTGATATGTTTGCCCCCTTTTGCCCCTGCTTTCTTTGCTGTTTCAGTAGTAAAACTCATCGTTTTTTTGTGTTAATAACGTATTTATCCTACAAATGTAATACTTTTTTTCTAAATGTCAAATATATGAATATCTAAAGCATTACTTCTACAAGTACTTTTCTAAATTAATAGAACTCATAATCAAAACATTTGTGCTTCTAACCTGATTTAGGTATGTAATGCAATCTCCATTGCTACATTTTCACTCAACCCCTTTTGTATCTACCATAAGTAGCTTGTAGTCGCCTGTTATCAGCTTCGGGATAGAGCAGGACTTTAAAGGTTGTTTTTGATTATGGCTCAAACAATTTTACATCCTTTTTGTTTATGTTCGGAAAGTTCAACATTGTATTGGTGTTTATTTTAAAATTCTAATTCTGTTTGTTCTATGTTTTGTTTTGTTATAATCTCCTATATTTATTTGCATAATCTTTAATTTAGTTCGTTAAATTTTTTTTATCCCCATTGTTCTGCCATTGCACTGGCTATTCCTGGAAATGTCTTGCTTCTTAATTTTGTTCTCTCTGGTCCAGGTGACATTTTCCATATTCTTTGTTCCCTACCTGTAACTATATTGGCAGGATTCAATTTAGGCAAACCTTTTAACCATAAACACGTCGCTTTTGTTTCTCCATGTCCAAACTGCCAAGGCTGTATTATTTGGTCTGGCTTTCTGTATAAAGAACTCATTATTCCTATCGGATTTTCAATAGCAATATATTCATTTTTAAGCATAGTAAAAAACTCAAAAAATTGAATACTTTTTTGCTGCCTACCGTCCGCTTGTTTTCTTTAAACCACCTTGCACCGCTTACAGCTAAATCTGTACATGGAGGAAATGCTATCACCATATCATATTCACATCTATGAATCATAGTATTATCATGCCTTAATACATTCCTAACATCATCTTGTATATGCCATTCGGGATATCCGCCTGAACATGGTAATAAATCACAGCTAAATGCTTTATGTCCTCTTTTACGTAGTTCAATACATACTGCCTGACTTTCCTCACATGCTAATAATATTTTCATAACTTATTCGTTTAAAATTAATGATAATCTGTCCTTAATAATCGAAAAATCTTCATATTCAGATAACACCTCGTATTTGTTTAGGTAATAAAGCAAAGTACTTCTATCCCTATTCATTATTTGTGCAAATATGTGATCCGGTATTAATCTGAACTTCTTATTTATTGCGAATGTTATTATTATCCGAGCATAGACTAATTCCCGTTTTCGCCATTTGCTCCTTAATTCTGTTTTATCAACGCCTAACAATGAAACACATCTTTCATAAAAGCGGATGTACTCAGATAAATTATGTTCCTTATGCCATTGCTCAATAATATTTATCGCTTTCACGTATTGGAGTTTGGTTACCATAACTAAGCTGTCGTTTGTTGCAACTGTGAATGATGTTTTTTTGTTTCCTATTTTCAAACGTGAATACTTCGGGGTCTTTTCCAACCCGTCCGACTAATTGTACGTTGTTCATAGTTTTTTAATTTAAAAGTTCTTTATTTTCGTGAATGTTTCCTATTACTTCAAATCCCCTAAACAAAATATCATATAAGTTAGGATTAACTTGTAGCTGACCGTTGTAACCTATTGCAATAAAACTTCCAAATTCATAAGCTATCGTATAATTATCACTTAGCTTTTTTGAGAATCTAGTTAATACTTTATTTATAGGTTTTAGTATATCCCCTCATAAATATCAACTCCATTCTTATCTTGTAAGCCTGTGGCTTGTTCCCATTCTGTAACTTGAATATACTCATCACCTGCTAAATCCAAATTAACCAATCCCTCAAAAATTCATTTTAATATGATGTATTGATATTGGGTTACTCCATCTGTTTTACGTTTGAATAACGCTCTAAATTTATTTTCTCTTTTCATAGTTTATACCTCCAATAATTCGTTTAACAATTTGATTTTAGCTTCAATTATCTCACTTTTTTACAGACCTGAATTTCATTTTCTGCCTGAACGTTTATTAACTCCTGCATTAATAATTCTTTTTTTCTCATCGATAGATTTCTCTAAATTTGATTTTTTACTCATAGTTTTCTTTTTATGTAAATGTCATTATTCGTTTCTCCTGTTTCAATATATTTCTCCGTTACCAATTCCGTTAATGCGTCCCGAAACTGTTTTAATGTTATGCGTGGAAATTCCTTTTGTAGAAATCGGAATATCTCACGGCTTAATACATATGTAGGCTCTCGCTTTTCCCTTTCCTTATTTCGGTTTCAGATTTTACTCTGCTGATAATCGCTTCTTTTAGGCTCATTGTTTTAGTTTTTAAGAAATAATTTTGCTTCTTTAAGTTTAGTAATTAATATATCAATATCAGCTTCGGTTAAAAGAATGCAGCATTATCAATTTCTTCATCACAGTCATCATTTCCCATCCAATACTCCTCACAGGTGATAATAACTTCTTTATTCATCATTGTTCTGGTTCTTAGCGTTAATGTTCTTTCACCCCTTTTTAAATTTAATTTTTCCATGTCATTGTTTTTTAATTTCGTATAAATTTCTGTACTCTGCTCTTAAAATTTCTTTTTTCGTATGGTAGGCTTTGTGGTCCTCCTGGTGTGCGTGTTCCTCTGGGGTCATTAACATAATGTTGTCGGGGTTTAATTTAAACTTACTGTATGTCCCTTTCGGTAAAACGTGAGCGAATTGAAAATGCCACTTAAAATGTCCAATAGGATATAATGGGCTTCCAGTTAATTCGCTTTTGTGTTCTCTGGTTTCCCATATCCATATAAACATTCACGTTGATTTTTAAATTTCATAGCTTTCTATTTCGGTTTTACTTCGTGCCAGTATTCAGCACTAAACTTCTCGGGTCTTTTATATGCCAATAGATGTTCTGTTGAATCCAATATCTCATCAGCGGCTATTAATGCACATTGTTTGGCTATCAATGTGCATAATATTTCATTCCCACAATCAGTATCCTCATTCATCAATACTATTCTAAAAGTATCTACTAAATCGTTTGATTTTTCTTTTGGTGTCATAATCTTAATTTTAAATAAAAAAGGCAGAGGAACGTATCACCGGAAACCCCTGCCTTAAATTAGCTAATTATGTCTTTTTGTGATACGTTGGTGCAAATATACAACATTATTTCTAATTATCATAACTCTATTTGTATTTGCTCATTTGGACTTGGTATTTGTACATTCAAATACTCTGCACTCCATTGCTGTATTTGTTCAATATATCCCATAAAATCAGTAGTAGTCATTTCAGTAGTCGATAATTTTATGGGTAATATTTCACCCGTATTCTCATTCACAAGTTCACCCTTTGCGAAATTATCCCTTAAATAATTATGCGCCTGTTCTAATCCTGCTCGGTAACCAATATCGACTAATCCCATTCTAACAAGTGGAACGACAACCCCGAAATAATAATTGTTCTGTGATAAACTCCGTTTCTTTTTTTACGTTCAACTGTTATGGTTATTTCCTTATCCAGGAACATTAACACATCTTTGTCAAAATTGGCTCTGTTGTATATTTTAAGCCCGTTTGCTGTCGATTTTCCGTTATAATGTAGTTTCATACAACATCGTATTTACTGCGCCTTATTCTGAAAAATCCATTATACTGTTTATTGTCATTCATAAACAACCTGCTGTAAAATGCTTTGTAGTTATTATTTATTTTGAATTTATCATTTCCCGATATACCCGTTTCCCATCGGATAATATTAAAAATGAACTCCGCACTAAAATTCTTATAGCCTCTATTTATAGCATCTAAAGTATATTTCTTAAATGCTGTATAAATATGGGGATTGTCATTGTGATAGGTAGGGAATTTATTATCCCCCTATTCCATCAAATAAATTAAGTTGTTCCATTTGAAACGGGTCTTAGCTTAGTGTTACCTACAATACTACATTAGCGGTTCAATCGGCATCCAGTGTGTTATAGATTGTCCAAAAAATGAATCAGGTCCAAATGTATCAAAGTTGTAAGGCACTCTATTATTTCCGTGTTCATCCTCGCT